TGCTCTCCCCAATATATACCATGGCAACCCGTGGCGGCTGCTGGTTTTGCCACAATCAAGGCGATGGGCAGTTGCGATTGCTGCGTAAAAACTATCCAGACTTGTGGGCTCTGATGCTCAAATGGGATGCTGATAGTCCTGTGACATTTAAGCCTGATGGACATACTGTTCACGATTATGAGGAGCGATTTGCCTTGGAGGATAATGGTTTTATCGCGCCCAACGATAAGTTTTTGTGGGACATGCTCAAATACTCGCAAATAAGTGTTGATTATTACACAAGGAGTGATTTTGGTGGATGACATCAAACGCGCCCTTCTGGGCGATAAAGAGGCAGCCAAGCGGCTGACGCAAGATGGGCGAAATGATATGCCCACCCTCACCCCGCCGAACGAGTGGGTGAGCGTGGAAAATGCCGTCCCTGACCCTGGAGAGCGCGTGCTTGCCACGGATGGCACATTTGTGGGAGAGGCATATCGGACCAGCGCAAATACCTGGTACCGACACACCGGCTTCCCGTGGCGGGACTGCTTGCAAAGCATCGTCACGCTCTGGATGCCCCTGCCGACGGCTGATAAAGACAATCATGCCCCTGCCAAAGCGCCAAATGAGCCGCTGACAATTGAGCAGATGCGGGAAATGCTGGAAAGATCTGAAATCATCGGTGCAGCGGTTATTGTATCAGACGGAGATGTGCTCTGCTGTGGAGTGCTGGACGAGCGTGCAGACGATGGAATTTGCGCGTCCACAGGAGCAAGCGGAGAATGGCTGAAAGAAAAAGATTATGGAAACGGATGGCTTGCCTACGCCTATCCCGCTGCCCAAATTGGCTGGGGAAAGTGGGAGCCGTGCATGTGGTGCGTGCTGAACGGACAATTTGGGTTAAATAATTACTGCTCTGCATGCGGCCGCCCTCTCACGGAAGAAGCATGGGCAGAGCTGGAAAGGAGGCTGCAAGAGTGAAAAGCGTTTTGATGAGCATCCGACCGTGTTGGTGCAATCTGATTGCAAACGGACAAAAGACGCTTGAGATTAGGAAATCTCGGCCAAAAATTGAAACGCCGTTCAAGTGCTTCATTTACTGCACGAAGGAATCACATAGGTATCCCGGTATTGTTTCTGGTAGGATAATCGGAGAATTTGTGTGCGACAGCATCAAGTGCATTGACGTGCCGTATCCAGCATTTCGCGATCGCCTGGACAAAAGCATTTTGGAGCAATCGTGCGTTGAGTATTACCCGCTGCACCGATACGCCTATCACGACAATGTGTACGGCTGGCACATTTCCGAGCTGAAAATATACGACAATCCGAAGGGGCTGCTGGAGGCGTTCGGAATCGCGCGCCCGCCACAGTCTTGGCGGTATGTGGAAGGAGAGATTTGCAATGACCGACCTTGAACGCCGCGCCCTGCTGGGTGATGCCGAAGCCCAGAGAGAGTGCACGGAAAAGGGGATTGTGTTGACGTGCCCATGTTGCAAAAACGAATCCGAACTTCTTGATGAAGAAGGAGCGTTTGACGGTGAAGCGCCAAGACAACTTTACTTCGTTCGCTGCAAATCATGTTTTCTTCAAAGCGGGATGTACACCAGCAAAATCGCCGCACTGGCAAAATGGAACACCCGCCCAGCACCGCCGATTGGACGGTGTGGGGAGTGCAAGCACTTTTATGAAGATGGCGATGAAACGTCATGCTCAGTAAATAATTTGGTTTTTTACAAAGAACATGAATATTGCAGCAAATTTGAACCGAAAGACGGTGAAGAAAATGGCCGAACAGCGGCTGATTGATGCGAACATTATGGCGGAGGACGAAAGCGAAGCCTATATCTCGGCGCAAACAAGCGGCAAAATTAGCCCTATTACGCAAGGGCTTAACAGCGTAGTTCACAGGAAAATCCAGCAGCTAATTGCCGACACGCCCACCATCGACCCCGAAAGCCTGCCAGTCGTGCGCAAACTGCGGAAGGAGCTGGCCAGGGTGACGGCAGAGAGGGATGCTGCAGTAGAACAGTTGAGGGGATATTGCCCAGCATGTAAAAATTATACAGAAAATCATTGCGAAGGGCCGTGCGAAGATTGCAAGCACGAGTATTACCAATATAGAAGTAAGAAGGCTATGGATAATTGGGAATGGCGAGGCCCGAAGAAGGAGGAATGAGTGTGGAACGGGTAACAAAGAAAGATGCAGACGGGCATTATTACATGTCAGGCGATGGAATATTTTCAGACTGGGGTGTGCCTGAAAAATTTAAAGGCGAGGATGTTGATGCTGTCGGAACAATTGAGGACATCCTCGGCGACACCTACGATCTTGACCGCCTGCGTGAGCTGGTGGAAGCGGACAGTGACGGGCGGTGCATGGTGCTGCCATTTCTTCCTCCGAAAGTCATGTGGTCTTGCAGCAAAAGACAGCCGAAACCGGCAAAGTCTTTTTATGCATCGGAGATTGGCATATTGGCAGATATGAAAGCAGGGTGCGTTTTTGGAGAGACGCCGGAAGAAGCAGAAGCCGCGCTTACAAATAAGGAAAATCATGTGAAAAAATGACTTTTTAGCATAAGGAGAACACCGCATGAACCGTGAGTGGCTGGAAAATTACATAGCGATGGCCCGCGAATGTGAGCATCGGCAGGAACGGCTTGCCCGCATGAAAAGCGCCGAAGTGCTTCCCCCGCTGCAAGCCGGAAACGATGGGAGCCAGCACACGGGAAGTTCAGGTGAGCATATGGCGCGCAGCGTTGAAAAGCGCCTTGAATACGAGGAACAGATAGCCCCTATCCTCGCAGAAAACAGGCGGAGGATGCGAGCCGTTGAACAAGCTGTCTGCACTCTGCCGCCGCGCGAAAGAGATATTCTCCGCATGCGGTATATGGACAGCGACACATTGCGCCCCCTACCGTGGCGGGATATTGCAACAAAGCTGTTTGGCACAGACGAAAAGCGTCATATTGACGCCGCATTGCGAATACACCGGGCAGCTCTCGCCCACTATCTCACAAAATAAAAACAGTAAATGAGGTATTTTGAGGGTAAATGAGGTAGATTGAGGGTTGATTGCTGTGATATTCTTAGAGCGTCGACGAGGGTACGCCAGCATGCAGAGGACGTTCTCCCCTTTGCTTCCCATCGACATCCTTTCACACCGCGCCGGCATGCCGCGGCCAGTAGTATGCCAAAAAACAAAACCGCCCATCGGGCGGTTTTTTATTTGCAGAAAGGAGCCCCGAAACATGGAAAAAGAAAAGAAAATCATATTGCGGGCGCTTCCAGAGATAAAGCCGTATCCGCATAATCCTCGCATCAATGATGCCGCCGTGCATAAGGTTGCGGAAAGCATCCGGCAGTTTGGATTTCGGCAACCTATCATCGTGGACGCTGACGGCGTAATTGTTGCCGGCCACACCCGATACAAAGCCGCGCAGTTCCTACGCCTGAAAGTTGCGCCTGTCATTGTGGCGGATGATTTGACGCCCAAACAGGCCAAGGCATACCGCCTTGCCGACAACAAAACAGCCGAGTTCTCGCTGTGGGACGATTTGCGGCTTGCCACAGAGTTACGAGATTTATCGGCCTGCACGGAAATAGACTTGCGCAGCGTGGGCTTTGATACAGAGCCTGCCGCGCAAAAAAGTAAACGGACAACCGGCATCATGGCAGAGACGTTCGGCATCCCGCCTTTCTCGATTTTGGATACGACTGGAAAACAGTGGGCTGCTCGAAAAAAAGAATGGCTGGCTTTGGGCATCCGCAGCGAGGAAAGCCGCGATGATATTCGTACTTACAGCTTAAATGTCAAATATGCAGCCAAATGCAAAAACACAGTATCTGTTTTTGACCCTGTTCTGTGCGAAGTTATGTATCGGTGGTTTGGTATTCCGGGCGGAAAAATATTTGACCCTTTCGCCGGGGGCTCGGTGCGAGGTGTGGTTGCCGCCGCACTCGGGTATGAGTATACCGGAATAGACCTCCGACGTGAGCAGGTAGAGGCAAACAAGCAAAACGCTGAGGATATCGGTGTATCCCCCACATGGCTGTGCGAGGACAGCCGCAATATGGACAGGCATATTCCAGACGAGAGTCAGGACATGCTTTTCACCTGCCCGCCTTATGCAGATTTAGAGGTTTACAGCAACGACCCTGCCGATCTCTCAAACAAGACATACCCTGTCTTTTTGGAACTCTATCAGGACATCATGCAAAAGGCGGTTTCAAAGCTGAAGCAAAACCGCTTTGCGGTTGTTGTGGTAGGCGAGGTGCGTGGGAAAGACGGCAGTTATTATAACTTTGTCGGGGATACAATCCGCACATTCATTGCCTCGGGTATGCGTTACTACAACGAGATTATTCTGGCTACTGCCATTGGCACATTACCCATTCGCGCGGGGCACGCCATGGCCGTGAATCGCAAAATCGGAAAGCGCCATCAAAATGTGCTTGTGTTCTATAAGGGCGAACCCAAGGCTATTCAGGATAATTTCCCGCGCATCGCTTTGGAGGATGATGCCAAAAAGGCGGTGGCGTAAATGGCCCGCCCAAGAATCAAAATCGACCAGGCCAGCTTTGAAAAATTGTGCTCTTTACAATGCACGCTTGCCGAGATTGCCGTGTTTTTCGGTTGTTCAGAAGATACAATAGAGCGTTGGTGCAAACGCATATATCACAGCGGTTTTGCGGAGGTTTTTGCCCAAAAGCGAAACTTGGGCAAAATCGCCCTGCGTCGTTCGCAGTTTCGGCTTGCCGAAAAAAATGCAACCATGGCTATTTTCCTTGGCAAACAATATCTTGGGCAGCGCGAAGAAGTTACCAGCGACGACATCAGAGACGATGGTTTTCTGGACGCCTTGCAAGAAAAGGCATCGGATTTGTGGGCAGAAGGCGTGGATGATTATGACTTTGTAATGCCGGAGGCAGAGGAAAATGAATCAGGTCTTTAAGTTCCGGCCGTTTTCCCGGCGCCAACAGAAGGTTTTG